ATCAATATGATCAATTATAAGTTCATCATCAATATCCCCATGAACTAGAACCCATATAACTCGATGCGCTAGGTATTTGACTCCATCCAGGGAAACCCTAATTGCTTTTGGGTTATTTTCTGAATCTCGTTCAAAAAAGCCAATCTGCTTTTTAGTCGTTTTATTTATTAATCCAGTCGGGGATATTTCGGAGTATTCAAGATAATTAGAAAATTTGGTATCAGAATATTTTAATCTTCCCATATAAAACTTTCTTCATCCCAATCACGATGGTATTGATTGCCAATACCAGAAAACACATCGTTGAAACTATAATCATTAATTGCTTTGTAAAAATGTTCAGCAATTGGATTATATTTCACATCGTACTCCTTCTCATACCCTAATTGGGATAAACACAAATTAATTCTAGATTGTACGAAGTGCTTTAGTTGGATATCAGTGATACCATCAATCTTACCCTTCTCGAAAATCTTATCAATAATCCTGCATTCATGTTCATAAATCTTACGTACAATGATACGGATAATCATTTCGAGGGTTTCTTTCTGATCGTCAGATAGATTACTCTTGGCTAGTAGATGCCTGAATGACCAAGCACCAGCAATGGAGTGTAGATTTTCATCCCTGAGAGAGAAGTTAATACCTCTCGAAATATTCAATAGTTTATTCTTTCCTTGTGATTGAAAGTGCTTTAAGTAAGCAAAGTTACTATATAAAATAACACCTTCAACCATAGAGAATGCAGCCAGTGAAACTAATGGATCAGGATGGTCAATCATCTGTCCGATATGTTCAATACGTTCTTTCAGTACAGGGTCTTCTAGATATGACAAATAGAATTCTGGTGTATTGATATGTAGCAGTTCATTGATTTTGTTATAGAACGGGGCATGAACTGCTAGTTCGAACATTGAGAATACAGATGCCATTCTATGGAATTCTGCACCCTCAAATATTTCTTTATATCGTTTACCCCAATATTCATCACCGGCATGAGTCTCATACAAGCTGAATAGTTTAAGGGTAGTGATTACCCCATGCTTCTCAGCTTCTGTACAATTTACCAGAACGTCTTGAATATCTTTTTCTACTTTAATTTCATCAGGAAACCAGAAGATTTTTAATTGCTGATTAGCAAACTCTACTGGTTCCTTTTCTACCTCAATTGGTAATAGTGATTTCTTCATTAAGCATAACCTCTTCTACGGTACAGATCATTTAATATCTTATTGTTTAGTTGTTTATCCTTAGCCTCTTGTGAAGCAAATCCCGATGTAATCCATTCCATATCAGTCCTCTCATAACCAACATATCTATCACATTGAACAATACTACCTGCTCTATTCCGATGTTGGAGATTTTCCTGTGTCTCAATTCCCTGAGTAACATCCATCCCAAATTGGTGTAGGATATCTAGAAATTCTTCTGGATTGTTTTTAATTAGGTCATATGTAAAATCAGGCTTAACCATAGCGATTTCACTTGCTGACACAATGCATAATGCAATAATCATATTGCCTCCTTATTTATATAAGGATACACAATAATAAACGGGAGATACTATTTTATCATGTGTATCCTTGGAAATCAAGTGAAAATTATTCCGGTAACTTAAAAATTTCAGAGATAGCTTTTGCGATAGCTACAGCTAAAACCCGATGCTCTTTTTGTGTACCTGTCTCTTCATTCTTACGTGCAGCTAGATAATGAATATAACTACGAATAGTTCCTTGCACATATAGACGAGACATTGTAAGCCCCTCTGGCAATACAACTCTTGCCTGCTCCTTAGCAATACCATTCTCTATTGCCCATGCATAAGCTTTTTTAGTAGCCTCAAGTACATTTGTTTGATATTCATCCCACATAGTTTGTAGAGTCTCGTCATTTGTTTCTATACTATTTTGTCGATTTTTCTGATCTTGCAATCTAGCTTCACGAGTAATAAATGTTAAATCTTTAGTTGGATCTGCATATCGTTGACTGAATTCTTGAAATGTAAAACTACGGTGACGTAAAAGTTGTCTTGCAATGTCTCTAGTAGTCTCAATCTCTAAAGTTACACTGGCCATTTCAAACGGACTGAAATGTTTATGTTTTAGTAGATAATTGATTAATTTATCTGATGTAATTGTATTATGCTGGTTACTCGGATTTGAAACTCTAGCACAATAAGCGACTAAATCAGTTATATTTTTAAACTCACCTTTAAATTCATCAGCAGGTTGGGTAAAACCAATTAATTTAGCTTTTGTGTAATCTTCAATTTGCATCTTATTTATCCTTTCCGTGTGTTTCTGAGTAATTATATTTCTCGATAAGTTCTTTTTCAATTTCAAGTCGTCTTTTAATCGCACAATTTTTAGCATCTATATGATCTTTAGTGTAAAATCTTTCAAATTGTAATTTATTTTCCTTCGTATAAGTTACAGACCAGTATTCATCCCTTTTATGGTAACTTACACCAGTAATACCGGAGGTGTTATTTGATTGTTTAATTTTATTTCTGGTATTTACTTTTTGAGTGACTTGTCGTAGATTATCAATTTTATTATTGGATGGGTTGTGGTCAATATGATCAATCACTAGACCATCTTCAAGTGTATTAAATAAAGTCCACACAACTATAGACGCAATATAAACTTTACCTTTATACCCAACTAACCACTTCCCCCTCTCATTCATAGAACCTGCAATTTTACCTGGGAAGGTTATACTTTTACCTGTGCCAGTTTTGATCTTCCATCTCAATGAACTGGGAGAATTTTCATCGTAGTAGAATATTTCATTCCAATTTTGATTATAATTTAGTGTTCTTTTCATTTACTTTGGTAGTGGATAAATACATCAGTTATACTCCTTACTTACTGAATTATTGAAATACTGACGTAGCTTGTAACGTTTAGATTCAACATAATCTTCATTCCAATCACAATCTGTAAATGGACCATCACGGTTAAGTTCATCTAGAACAGCAGATACATCTAAAAGCTCTCTACTCAGTTTCTCCATATTAGTCTCTCCAGTGTCTTCTCTAGGATCAACACTATTCTCACCAAATAGGGCGGTCTTAATAGCCATCTGAGCAATTTCATTGCATTCTTCGGCCAGTTTAAATAGTAGATATTGGTTATAATTCATGATAGGCGACTTTCTCCATAAAGTGATGAATAGGCAACCAAATCTTCACAAGAATCTTGATGCCCTTCTGTTCGTGAATTATCTCGTACAAGCTTCAGGAAGATCATAAACATCCATCCCTGTGCTTCTGTTAGGTTATGACCTGTAGCTGCATTGAATGTATTTACAATCTTCTCCATACTACGTTCACCATCATCTTGATCATACTGTTTACCCCGTTCACGCATAATCTCTTCTGCACGTTTAAGGATATCCGGCGCTTTGTTTGGTAGAACTATCTGTTCACCATTCGGGATAATTGTATATTGAATTGGTGATGGTGTAATTTCATAAAAATATTCGAGGGTGTCATAGAATAGAACGCAAATCTCTGTTGTTGTTCCCCTAGTAACTGTAACCCTTCGATTTAATTTATCATCCCAATCATGAGATAGAACTCTAAATACTTCCCCGTATGCAGGAATATCAGGATCAACACACTTGACCCAATCACCGTGTTTTAATTCTTTAATAATATCTGAATTCATTTAACAATCAGTTAAATCTACATTCTGATAGTTAATTGGTTTACGATACTTACCGTTCTCGTCAATCAATGCCCAACGATCATGTAGATGACTAAACACAGGTGTGATTTTGACTCCCTGCTCTGCGTACATTTTAACCGAGTCATCCACAACTGTCAAGCTGGTTGGGAATTTAGTTAGATTATTCTGACCGACTTTAAGCATAGCTTTATCAACGTCATATCCAAGCTTCTCTAATCTACGGAGCATGCCTAGAACAGTAACTAGAGAATCAATAGCACCATCTAAAATTTCAACATCATCATTCACCGAAATTGCGTTAGCTAATTCTTCGACTTCTGATTCAATGATTTTGTATTGTTCATATAATTTACCATAACTCAGTTGATCACTTTGACCTGAGATATCACTACCCATGTACGTAAAATTACGTAGTCTAACTAATTCATCAATGTTTTGTTCCGTTTGCGCTTTCGCTTCCATGCTCATTCTCCTTCACTTTCCGTGCATCTTCCTTAAGGATGAAGTTGCGGTATCCTGCTGGTTCTCTTGTCCAGTAAACATCCTCTTCTTCTCTATCCACTAAAAACCAATCTCCAATATATTTGGCATACCAGAAATGTGGGTCAGAAGAAGATAGTATCTCCACGTAGTATTCTTTCATACTATCTCCAATAAAAATGCCCTCGGCTATTACACCAAGGGATTACTACTAACATTAACTAACTTAGCGTTAGCCAGTAACCTTTGGAGTCACTAATGTATTTTTACGTTTTTCTCTTGAATTCACAGCACTTCGGCTACGACTTCTATGACCACATGATCCACAAGAGTATTCACTGAATTGTGAAACTGGAGTATAAACAGAATGACCTGTTGGTGTTATATCATCCGATCCGCATGCAGGGCAACGTAGCTTGTCATCATCATAGTAATGGCCGAAATTAACTGTAGCTGAATTGAATGCAAATAGCTTTCTATACACATCTTTCAGCAGGCGTACATCACGATCATTATATTCAACCATTTCATCTATAGCTTCCATATCACCTTGCAGGATTCTAGTCCATAGGGTAATTCCGCCAGTGTCTACTTTACGTCCTAGTCCAAGGAATGCACCGATACTATCTAGTTTGTTTGATGGAAACTTGAAATGTTTAGCCATTCGTAATGTGTCCATCTTCTTAACTGTTTTATGTGGTGGGAAGTTATTAACAAGTAGACGAGCATTGATTACAGGGAAATCAAACTTAATACCATTATGTGCAATAATGATATCTGCTTCCTCAATCTGCTCATAAAGTGCAGCTACAATAACTGAATCATCACCAGCTTCTACTTCATCTTCATCCAAGGCGATTCTGTAAATAGTATCACTTCCTAACCATGACCATGCAGCAGTAAGAATATATCCGCCTTCTTTTAGGATATGATCTTGAGTCAGATTAACATCAAATCTATTGAAAGCTACGACAATTGCTGGTGCTGTCTCTAGATCAAGAAATAGAATCTTAGGGCCATCAATAGATAGAATTTCACCACTATTTAAGTATTTATTGACACCTGACTTTGAGATTCCTAGTTCACTGGCAATTTGTCGGCTGGAAAATCCAAATTTATTTAGGCGTAGAATTTCTTGTTTAATTTCATCTGAGTATGCTGTCATACTGCTCCTTTCGTTAATATTTCATTTAATTTACTCAATAATTGGATAAATGCTGATGCTGCCACGATTGGAACTTGTCCATTGCCAATGGCTTTAAGTCTGTCCACCCCGAAGGCCACCGCATCATCCATTCGGTAAAGATCGGGTGTGGTTTGCCACCAAGTTCCCAACCCAGGGTTGGGGTATTCCGTTTGCCTTCCGATGGATAACCCCCTTCCTTTGCATTGTGACATGTTGGTGTTGGATACTTCTTCCGGATGACTTCTGTTAAGTTTAAACAATTCCTGTGTTTCTGTATGGAAGATGCTAATTGATTTGATTGACAAGTTGGAGTCACAAGCAAGAATCCACATTCGTTTTCGTTCGTGATTGGCTCCACAGTCTTCAGCGGATAACACACCCCACGCAGCATTATACCCTGCTTCGGTAAGCCCTTGTAGGATGGTAGTAAGTCCTTTAGTACGTAAGTGGTTGGAGTTTTCAATGAAGACAAATTTGGGTTTAACTTCTTGGATGATTCGTAACATTTGGAACCACATGGAACTTCTATCCCCTTCGAGTCCTGCTCCTTTCCCTGCTGAACTAATGTCTTGACACGGAAACCCTCCAGATATAACATCAACAATTCCGTTCCAAGGTTTTCCATCAAAGGTACAAACATCATCCCAGATCGGGAAAGGCGGGAGAAAACCTTCATTCTGTCTTTGGATAAGTACGCTGATGGGGTAAGGTTCCCGTTCAACTGCCGCAATTGTTTTCCAACCAAGCAGTTTTCCTGCGAGAATTCCTCCGCCAGCGCCTGCGAAAAGTGCCAACTCATTCAATCTTCACTCCTTTCATTAGTTTGTTTAAGGTGTTTACGATATGAACATGTAAACCCTTAGCTTTAGCAATATCAATCATGTGTTTAGTACCCTTAGATTCACCATCCCATAGTGCGATAAGTGCATCTGCATTATCTGCCATTTCTTTATTACGGATATATCCTGCTGGCTTACCCCATTTATCCCAGTCAGGAATATACTGAATAATTGGAATATTATGTTCTCTGGCATATCGTTCACCCAACCGATCAACACCTCTAGCACCACCAGAAACTACAGTGGTGATTTCAAATCCACTATCAGTTATTGCCTTCAGTAAAGTATTGTAATTAACAATCTCTCTACTACCAGCGATAATTACTCGCATGTTAAGCTCCTTTGATTAAATCTCTGACAAACTCATAGTTGTATTTCTTCGTCTTTAAACGTGCCTGGAAGGCTTTACAACGAGTTAGAGAGTTGGTTGGTACGTCCTGTACATCTAGACCGTTTAAGACACTTTGTTGAGCCTTTACGCCTAGCTTACGGAAGTCTGTGGTGACTCGCTTGATCCAGGCTGGGTGATGTGGATTGTTTGAGTGGTCGAGTTCAAGATAATCTGCGAGATTTCTCAGTATATCAGGAAGTGGAATATCTGTCAACCACTTTAAATATCTAGTATATGCATTAGTCACCTTACCCTCGAAAGCATTCACTTGACGATGCAACGCAGCACGAGTGTGTTGGGATGTATGATCATGGTCACAAACAGTGTCATCGAATTTTACAGGCTCCTTGAGAATGGGGTCAATACCATTCTGCTGATCATGTAGTCGTTTGCGTTCTTTTTTAATATCAGATGTTGTATATAAATCTTTATTTACCATGTCTATCAGTATAACCTGCCCCCTGTGAGTTTAATTTATTTATAGCAGACTCTCTATATTGTATTGCCTCATTTAATGCATTTCCGTATTTTGTATTGAAACGTTTCCTGATAAGTTTCCCATCTAAATCTGTATAGTGGGCTATATAATATGATGATCCATTAAGTTCTTCATAATAAACTCCAGTTATACCAATTCCACGCCCATGTGATTTCACATTATGTGAATTTACTTTTGAAGTACATAATCTTAAATTTGAAATTAAATTATTAAATGGATTACCATCTATATGATCAATTATGTACCCATTAGGATTATTTCCAGTTACGATTTCATACAACACTCTATGCAATCTGTATCGCTTACCCTTGTAACCTAATTGCCACCACATTGGCACACCATTTTTTCGATGGGCTTTTGTACCGGCTATATCACCAGGATTTACTAAAACCTTGTTAAAGTTTTTCCCATTCTTTATTTCGATTTTCCAGACTAACCCTGAAGGGCTGGATTCAGAATATTCAAGTATTTCAGACCAATTCTCCATTCCACCCCCTCTTTTTAAACTCTTCTCTCCAATCACTAGGATCATCCCAACTACGTTTCATCCACGCGCATTTGAAGTAAAGATCAAGCATAGTTTCCCATGTTGCACCTTCTACTAACACTCCATTCCAAGCTGTATAATCGAATGGTTCAGGATAGAATTCCTTATAGATTTCTACAATCTTATTGCATACTTCAGCTTCAGTTGATGGTAAAGCTAAATCTTTAACAGCAGATTTTGCACCGTATCTAGATTTTGATAGCTCGGTTGGTTTATAACAATCGACCATATCACCGACTAGTAATTGGTAGGCTAAGAATTTCCAACTATGTCCTACAACTTTCTTACCATTATGAGACACTTCACCTACACCAGTAGGAATCCAGCATATTTCAGGATTTTCAACTGTGTAGTCCAACATCCCAAGACCATCACCCTGTAACGTATCTTTATCATTGGTTGCAATAATAGCTGAATTACCTTTACTAATCTCTTCGTATCCACGGACAGATAAGATATCATCAGCTTCAATTTCCCATGCTTTTACAGCACCATGACGTTCGATTAAATACTCTTTAGCTGCATCTAGGTGTGTTGGCCTATATAAGTCTGTACGATTACTCTTATATTGAGTTGGAAGTAATAGTTCTGTTCGGAAGTTCTTATCACCACTCAAGTATATCTCAACTTTATCTGCCCTGGATAATTCTGTTAGAGTCTTGATTCTAACCTTAATACTTCTCAGACAGTGAGATATCGGAGTTGGTTCATAGATATCCTCGAATTCATAATCAGGCTCTTGATCCCTTGTACCCTTCTCGTCTAATCTCTCCCTAAATTGAGTTCTTGTATCAAATATTCGTACTTTACCTGTTGGTTTATGTTTAACAATTACACTTCGTTTTTCACAACCGGCTGATGTTCGGAAGGCTAACATATCTGCATCAATAAGTAATATTTTTTCACTCTTCATCACTAACTCCCGTGTGTCTTTCAGAATAACCAAGTCCATCTATCTGGCCTAATCGATAAGATACAGCCATATCAAATGAATTCTCGCCGTATTTTTCAGTATTAAAAGATTTACTTCTATGTTTACCGTCATTTGTGATCCATCCTGCAATATAGACCAGTGTACCAGATTTAGTGTAGTGTAATCTAATACCTGTTTTACCACTAGTATTCGTAATGGATTTCTTTTTATTTCGACTATTTAATATTTCAGGGACTGCTCGTAAATTTGAAAAAGTATTATCAAAACAATCACCATTAAGATGATCTATCACAAAATCATTTGGTAAGTAAATTCCTGTCTTAACAATATACAGGACTCTGGCAAGTTGGTAATTTATACCGCCGTATCTCATGATCCAACCAAGTGGTTGACCCGTACTTTTTCTTACTTTCCTATACCCAACACAATTATCTTTGAATTTCTTATTCCATTGCGGATCAATTTTCCACCTGAGTTTGCTTTCACTTGATTCATCATAATAGACTAATTTTTCCCATTCAATACTATTGTAATTTAATACTGCACTAGCCATTTATTTCTCCTAAAGAAAAACCCGAAGGTTTTATCCCTCGGGTTCTTTTATCAGCTACGGGCTATATCTACAATTCGAATTGTATTATTAGCCTTGTCTAAGATTTGATCTACCTTATTCTTAACAATAGCTTTTGCTACAGCTACTAAGACAGCAGGGTCAAATCCAGCTTCCTTTAATTCATCTTTGACTTCCTTGATTTCTTCATCTAAGGATTCCTGAGCAGTGAATAGTTTAACTAGTTTTCCAATTCCTTCTTTTTCTAACATCACTTACCTTTCAGACTTGGCTTGTACATCCATGTAGAATTAAGAACTACCACAGCAAGCCATGAGTAGAAATTATATGGAATAGCTACGACAGGGAATAGTGTATTTAATGCCCATACTACAGCAAGAGGTACAAATGCAACCAATACGATAATCAGCAGGCCCAGAAGAACAATTTTTAGAATATCCATTTATTACTCCTTAACCAATTAGATTTTTAATACGTTGAGCTACTTGTGAAGCTCGATTTGCTTCTTCCACGGAAGCCTCTGCATTTGCCCTGGCAATGTTTGCTGCATTATTGAAATCAACAGCCTTAGCAGATTCTAACTCTGCAATCTTATTTAGACGATCAATCTGTGTTGAAAAAGCAGATAGGACACTATCTACCGTATCTGATTGAACTTGACTACCAAAATTAAATAGTGCCATATTTTACTCCTTTATTTAAATATCAAAACGGGTCCATATCATCTGCTGACTCTTGCTTAGGCTTTGCTTTAGTAGATTTAGCGGCGGGCTTAGATTCCTTTGGCTCTGGTGTTGAATCACCATCGTCTACTTCATCTTCGAATTCAGAACCTGATTCGTATGCAGAACCCTCTGGACGTACATATTCAATCATATCAGTGACTAGAACATTCTTCAGGTATAGTGAAGACTTACCATCATTACGATTAAACCTATCTACACTCAGAGCACCAATTGAACCGTTTGCAGGTAGTTTAGTCTGAGTAACATCCACTAGACGCTTACCTTGCTTTTCGAATACCTTTGGTTGGAATTGATCTGGAACTGGCTTACCTGTCTTACCTAGCTCAGTTGACTTACGAAGAGTAAATACCCAAACGTTCTTACCTGCTTCGGATGGTGGATCAACCTTGTATAGTTCCTTAAACTTTTCAGTCTTGACTTTCTTAAGTGAAAGTTGAGTTCCTAGGCTTGAACCATATTCTTCTAGTTCATCAACAAAATCTTCATCAGTGATTACTACACTGGCTTTCCATTCATCGGGTTTCTTTGGTTTACCTTGTTCTTGTAGAGCAGGAACTGGTTTTTGTACTTGTACATATACAAGCATACCATAAATCTTTTCAAATTGTTTTGTATCGACTTCTTTATCTGACATATTTTCTCCTATGACTAATTACAGATGACTTACGATTTTGGTCAGATCGTGAACTGATTCCATTATTTTACCACAGACGCAAGTTCTGTCAATAGGCTTTGGTTAACTTTTTCACGAATTTTTTCAAGTGAAGTCTCGTTTACAAGATTGCCATTGATAAATACCGGCTGAAGTTCTCCTAGCATTTCACCAAATTCATTTTGCTGATCATACAATACAAACTTACCATCTTCAAGCTCTACTCGTAGTAGACCCTTAGCTGATTTCTTGACACCACTATCAGTTACAGGGTCTTTGAATAACTCATGATCTTCACCATCAATTAGTGCCCAGGTAGCTTTCATAGCGAATCCGAAAGTATCTCGGGTGTTGTATTGATAAGTATAAGAACCAATACCAAATACTACGTTAGCACTAGCGAATCCCTTAGCTTCCAAATTCTTTAGAATCTTATTGGCGCGATCCAGAGTAATACTATCACCATAGATTAGTCCAACGTGACAATCTAATAGCTTATGACCGGTTTCAGTAATTGTACCACCGAAGATATCCCATAGGCACTCTACAGCACCCTTGGCTGAGTAATCTGTATGATTGGTTTTATCAAGTGAATATCCTTGAACATCACCATAATCATCATAATCCCAGAAAATTTCGTGATATGTATCACCAATCTTTACGAAATCAACAAGTATTTCTTCTAGATCAGTCCAGTGTGGAAGTTCAGCACCAGAGTCTAATTCAGTATACTTAATACCACAAAGAATCTCAACAGGATCACCACTATCAGGACGGAATACAACTTTGTTCAAACCAATAGCATCTGGTTGACGATTCATGATTACGTCTTTTAGTTGAGCAGCAATTGAATCAGGTCCACCTACAACTTTCCAGAAATCCCATGTGTCACTAACAATTGATACTACACCAGTTGGGTGTACCTCGGACATAATGCGACGATAGGTATCAATCTCAGATTCCTTACCACCAGCGCACATTACTGAGTGTTCGGTAGCATATACTGATCCACCAACAAATGTATTCAGGCCGTCATAGTATTCTTCTGCATAATCAATAGCAGGAATTGTGTCAGTACCAAGGAAGCTAGTCAAGTGACCGAAGTTCATGAAGGCAGCCATTAGACCCTCAACACCGCGATAACTGAAATCGTGACCTTGCCATAGTACAAAGTCCTTCGGTGAACCAGTCTTGGCAGCATACCGTTCAAGTAGCTTACGATATTCATAAGCAATACTTGCTACAGTAGTAGTAGGCCATAGTTCATTTGACAGAGCAGTCTCTAGGAAGTTAGTTACCCAAAATACAGCAAATTGTTGATCAGGTAAAGTGTTATACACAGTCATCACTGGAATCTTCATATCTACTACTGAACCTTCAGGTAGAGATTTAATAACAATAGGTAGATAACCTAGTGAGTGCAGTTCCTCAAAATGTGTAGTGTCGTAATCTGGACCCATACGACGCTTTAGCTTGGATACGATCTGATCAATAGGACGGTTGAAGAAATACTTATTGAAGTGATCAATCAGGAACCACTTAATAAATCCTTGTAAGCCAACCCATACAATCTTATCAATAGGCTTACCGTCAATACCCTTACTCAGCCGATTAGACCGTGGGGTAAAATTTGCATAAATTACTTGACTACCACTTGGGTATTGAAACTTGTGATGCATCTTATAGAAGTCACAAGCGAAAACAGGGTCTAGCCAACTCATATTAAATCTCCTTTACAAAATCTTTATACATGGGGTTCATCAGGTTGTGAACGTAGATTGTATCATAAATTCCAGTCATAGCATCAAAAGCAATGTTATTAGTGAATAATCCGTGAGTTACATACAATGACAGTTCAGTCATATCCGGTTGAGTTCGACGCAGCATTCGGCCTAGCGATAAAAACGTTGCTCCGCCGTCACACAGATCATCAACTACACATACCTTTCCAGAAAGTGTACCAGATTTCAGGTCATCGTAAATAACCTTACCGTCTACTCGGGTTTTGGATAGTTGGACTACTTTAGTTTCACCAACTACAACCGAATGATGCCTAGTAGTTTTATTTGAAGCTCCAGCATCCGGTGATACATAGAAATCAAAACCGGAGAGTCCAGTAGCACAAATTGCCTGATGAAAATTTACAAGGAATATATTATTATCCTCTGCTAGTTTTTCAGACACATCACTATGAACATCTTCAGTAATAATAGTTCCGAAAAACTGTCCAAGAGTTTTCATAAATACACTTAGCGCGAATGACTCGCCGGGATGACATACTCGATCTTGACGAGAGTATGGAAAGTACGGAGCTACTAGTCCAATACGTTCCTTTGGAACTCCTAATTGGTACACAGCATCAGCTAAATTAATAGCCGCCATAATTGAATCTGAGTTAGCATCTAGAAGATGAACAAAAATAATATTACCTGATTTAACTGCTTCAGTATCAAGAATTTTAACACCTACTTC